AATTACGTTTGCAATCCACATGGGATCACAAATACCTTTGATGTCGTAAGCGCGGACGATTTTTTCAACGGCCGTCCGAAGCTTCGCCGGGACATGCTTGTCGCCTATTGCAAAAGCTTCGTCAAAAAATGCCTTGTCTTGAATCATTTTCATTCTCCTTTGGCCGCGTATCCGCCCACGGCCGGGCGAGAAAAGTTATTTACAGTTGAGGGCAACGGCTTCGCCGCCTATGTCAATGCCGTTCGCAGGCGGATCGGTGTCTATCGATACCGCCATTCCGCAGTCTTTACAAATCGAATTGCCTATTTTTCTGTGAGCATATTCGATAGTCGCGGAACTGAAATGGTTCATGTGATGACCGCGCCATTCACAGCCTTCTAATGCTTCTTTTTTCAACCTGTCATACTTTCTCATCGTTATTCCCCCTTCAGTATGTCGGCGCACTCCAGAAGCACAACCAGCTTGCGCGCCCACGATTCGGCCTCGCGGTCCTTGCCGCACGCTTTGTATGCGATTGCTTTTGCCAATGCCCTGCTTACCTCTGATCTGTCTATGCTCACTGTCTTTCCCCCTTTGTGGTTTTGATTTGTTGCGTTCATACCCTTCTATCATGCATGTTCCATGCCGTGAGTACATGGCAATGTAGCAGGACATGGATAATGAGCAATGACGCGGCAATCCAGCAATCCGCCGTCTCTATGCACTAACCGTGCCATTCACCCCAAAATCGGAATAATCCGACTGCATAATATTATGGATTTGAAAACATGAGTAGAATCGTGTAGTTGTAAGCCAAAAAAAGTTGACAGGCGAAAATCGGAGGAATCCGACAGACGGAGAAAACCGACTGCCTATTGACAAAGGGGCGGGAAAGGCGCTAATAATAGTACAGGTACTCAGAGACAGAGATGGATACGCGCCAGCAAAAACGCATTGCAGCGGGGTACGAACCTAAGCTATACCGGCCGGAGTATCCGCGGCAATTAATGGAGTATTTTTCCCAGCGCACTCTTCCGTACGATGTCGAGACCGTGCTGACGACGGGCAAATCGTGGACGCGCGAGGAGCGACGACGCATACCCGCAATGATGCCCACAATAGCGGGGTTTTGCGCGCAAATCGGGATACATAGGCAGCGATTGTACGAGTGGGCAGAGAGTATCCCTGAACTTGCGGACGCTCTTGCCCGCGCCAAGGAGTGGATGGAGCATTTACTAAGTAATGGTGCGCTTATGGGCATTTATGATCCCAAGTTCGCTGGCCTGGCTGCTATCAATTGGTTAGGCTGGCGATCCGGGTCTGTGGAGGTCTCCGGCGAGTTAACTGTGCAACAACTCAAGGACCCAGGCGAGCTTCAACTCCTCCGGGAGATCGCTCAAGATTATGCCCAGAGGCGCATCCAAGGCAAAACTATTGAGATCCCGTCATCTACTGCTGAGCGTAATGTTCCCGATTCCGCACAAGTTAAGCAACGACGCCACAATACAGCCAGGTAAGAGTTCACTTAATGCTGCTTATCAGTACTCGACATTATTGTCGAGGATAAGAATGCTTTTCGGCCCCGGCTGATACCCCCCCGCCACCACCCCCGGCCGCGAATTTCGGACTCCCCCTCTCCAAACCTAACCCCTAGTGCGTTTTCTTTCTCCCCCAAAAGGCCGCCTTATAAAAATCCTACTTGACAATCCCCGGTCCTTGTGATTGAATATCTTGTTATGCTATCCATAGCATTGCAGTTTCAGGTTTGGGGAACACGCATAGCTTCAGAGAGCAACCTCAGATGCGCTGAAACCCGGCGCACCAATCGGCCCACGACAGGGCGTAATGGACAAAACAGGGTATGTGTGCGGCCGCATAAAGCGGTCCTACCGCATCTTACGACAAGCCGGAATATTTCAGCTATGATGCTCTGTTCGGGATCGGGACAGAGTGGAGCGGGACAGCCAACGGGCCCCTGTTTCGTCGTCAGCTAGGCGGCGGAGGCACAGGCGGGGACGACTCGCCTGGCGCAATGTCTGAGGTTTTTTGTCGAGTTCTACACGGGTTAGTTCGCTGCGCTCACGAAAGACGAACAGCAAAAGCAAGGACGAAGCGAACGGGCCGCGCGACAAAGAAAGGAGAGAAGATGCCTCACCTTTGTGATTCGTGCCTGAAGGCTTCACGCGACAAGTTCAAGACCCCGCCCACCTGTGAAACCGAACAGAAGGAAGTCGCCTACTCCGACGAGTACGAGGTAGACGACAAGACCACCCGCGATGTTGGCGTGAAGTCCTGCACGGCATATGCGAACTCGGGAGACGTCTTTGCGAACCAACCGATACGCCTATAGGGAGGTCTAATGCTCATCCCCACCTGTAAGAATTGCTCCCACCTCAAGTGTTTCCCCGGATGGTGGGAAAAAGCTTGTGCAAAAGCCCACTGTGAACAGGGTTTGCTCGAAGGACAGGATGTTATTCGCCGGCCCTTCAAGGCCTATGAGAACCTTAAATTGCGGATGGCCGCTTCAGTTTGTGCCGACTTTGACGACATGAGGACAGAGGCGTGACCCTCGACCCCTCGAAGATTACCCTTGACCAGCTTGCCGCCGTCGATGCGTGGGTGTGGGCGGATTACAACAAGATCAAGCTGGCGTCCGGGGAGTTTCGCATCGAGGGGCACGAATACCAGGCCGGGATAATGCAGAGTACGGCCCAGAAGAGGGTGTGCCGGAAAGCGGCTCAAATGACTTTCAGCGAATCGGAAGTCCTCCGGACCCTCCACGGCATGATCTACGGCTTCTATCCCAAGGGCGTCCTCTATCTTTTTCCTACTGACGACGATGTGGGCGAGTTCTCCAAGGCCCGCTTTGCGCCGCTGATCGAGTACAACCCCGGCTGCATTGGGCGTTACGTGCGCTCTACCGACTCTACAAATCTGAAGAGGGTAGGGAGATCATGGCTCTATCTTCACGGCGCCAGAATCAACCAGAGGGTGCAGGGCAAGAAGGACTCCTCGAAGCTCCGCACGCGGTCTGTCGATAAGGTTGTCTTTGACGAGCGTGACCTGATGGACCAAGCTGCCGTCGATATGGCCCTTGAACGGTTCAGCCACTCAGATGTGCAGGAAGAAGTGGACATCTCGACGCCGACTCTCCCCGACTACGGGGTAGACAAGAAGTACGAGGAACAATCCGACCAGCGGGTGTGGATGATTAAATGCCGGCATTGCGGCGGCGACACCTGTCTTGAGTTGGAGTTCCCCGACTGTCTTCAGGAGACTTCGGACGGCAGGGTCATCCGGGTCTGCCACAAGTGCCGCCGCGAGATTTTCTCGAAAGACGGCCGATGGATACCGCGACTCTCCGGCAGGGAAGTCGAGGGCTACTGGATCGGTCAACTCAACAGCGCTTACGTCTCCCCAAAGAAAATCCTCGATATGTTCCGCGACCCCGACACGAATCTCCAGGAGTTCTACAACTCGAAGATGGGCATGGCCTATGTAGCGGCCGAAAATAAGCTGACCCTTGCCGACGTGTACGCTTGCTGCGGGAAGGAACCCGTGAAGCTGAGCCACCAAGGGCCTTGCGCCATGGGCGTCGATGTAGGCAAGCTCTTGAATGTCGTCGTAGGTTGTAGGCCCGCCGAGAAGAAAACGCGCGTTCTTTGCATAGCCCGTGTCTCTTCGTTCAATGATGTTCACGATATCGCACAGAAATTCAACGTGAAGGTCGCTGTTGTGGATGTCGAGCCGGAACTTAGGGCCGCCCGCGCTTTTGCCGACGCCGAGCCTTACGGCGTGTGGCTCTGCGACTACAACGACAATCTTCTTACCGAACCGAAGTGGGACGACAAACAGAAACTTCTACAGGTTAATCGGACATCCGTCTGCGATTCTTCCCATAACCTTGTGAGGGGCGGCATGTTCGAGATACCCCGCCGCAACGAAGAGGTCGAGGTCTTTGCCAAACAGGTGTCCTCTCCGGCCAAGGTGCTGGAGGAAGACGAGAAGACCGGATCGAGGCGCTATACCTACAGGAAGACCGGCGGCGACGATCATTACCGCCATGCCCTGAATTACTTCTGGCTGGCGTCCGGGCGGATAGGGATTGCCGAGGACGACACGCCGGAGGCAAGGTTAATGAAAATGCTGCGAGAAAGGCAGATCAACGAGTCCTACAACCCCCTCCGTTATGGCCTGGGGCTTCGCTGATGGCTGCTGCGGGCATCGTTCCCCTTGTGATGCTTGCCATGAGCGCCGTTGCGGCCGGAACGAGTATTTATGAGGGCATGAACCAACCGAAAGCCCCAAGCCCGACGACTCAGGCGACCAGTACTGACACCACTGAGGCTGCGGCATACGCTTCGGCTCAAGCCATGGCGAAGCGACAGGGGGCGGCCGGTACGATCTTGACGGGTTCGCAGGGAGTTATAGGAACACCGAATACGGCAAGACAGACCTTGGGGGCGTGATGGCGGGACGCAAAGGACCGAAAGACTGTTGTGAATATTTTGCTATCCACAACGCAAATTCTGCCCCCTCTTTTGGGTCTTGGCACAATAAAGAAGAAGAGGAAAACAGCCATTTAAAATTAAAAAGGGAGTATTCCGCGATAGACAAATGCCGAGCCACCTTTTTGCTGGCGGATATTATTATCTCTCAAGACCCTAGTGCTGTTTGGCGTTGGAAAGATGATTTTGAATATACAGAAGGCCGAAAGCGTTTTTTAGAGACTAAACAGACCGAGATGATGCGATGACCAAAAGATTCTAAATATTTGGGTTCCCCCAGGCCCGACGGGGCGCAAGGGACGCAAGCAAAGTTTAAGGCGGCAAGTAGGTGCCTACTCACTTATTTGCCGCCTTTTCTTTGGCCCATTGGAGTGATATGGCAGAGTTGACCGATCGAAAGAAAGCCGAGGAAATCGAGAAGTACTTGAAGGTGCTTCAGCAAATCCGGCTCCCATGGGAAGATACCGTGGACGATCTTCTCCGCTTCGTCAACCACTCCCGTCGCCTCATCGCTGATAACTGGTCGAACATGCCGAACCAGTATTACACGAAGGGCCGCAAGACCGGCACGGAAGTCTTCAGCGACGCCGCTATCCTCGCAAGAAACATCCTCGTTGACGGTATGGCCGGGTCCTACTGTCCCCGCAATACGCCGTGGTACAAGTACGCGCTTCCGGGCCGGTTGAACTTTCCCCGCGTCTCCGTCATGCGCCAGTGGACGGGAAAGCGCATGGACGAATACCCGGCGGTCAAGAAATGGCTTCAAGACGCCTCCGAAGCGACCCTTGCCGCGTATAATTTCAGCAACTTCTACGATGTGATTACCGAGTTTGTGTCCGACGCCGCCGTTCCCGGCACCGCCAATATCTTTGCCGAAGAGGAAATCGGCAAGGGCAGGATCGTCTTCACGGTCCCGCACTTCCGGGAGTGCTATATCGCCGAGAACCAGTACGGCCGGGTGGACACCATCTATCGTCTCTACAATCTGACCCTCCGGCAGCTTGCCGACAAGTTCGGCATGGACATAATGAACGCCGCTGACAAGGGCTTCAAGAAGGCTTACGAGGAGAATTTCCACTTCGAGAGGCAGATCATTCACGCCGTCTTCCCCCGGAGCGATTACGACGGCTCAAGGATCGACGCCAAGGGGAAACCGATAGCCTCTTTGTGGGTTTACAGGAGCGGGGGGCAGGGTGTCGCCTCATCCTTGCTCGATGAGTCCGGCTATGATTGGCTGCCGTTCTCGACCTGGAGATGGCGGAAGAACAGTGATGAATGGTACGGCCGCTCTCCCGCCTGGGACGCCTGGACGAGCATTGCCCGGTCGAATCAGGAAGCCAAGTCGAACATGATGGCCGCTCAGAAGATGGTGGAGCCGCCCTTAGTGATACCCGCCGATCTTCGGGGAGCGGTGCAAACGGGGCCTAACGGGAAAACGTATATCGACAATTACGGCGGGGATATTCGGACCCGCGCCCCTATGCCGCTCAACCAGAATATCCAGTTGCCCTTTTCCGTCGATGCCGAGAACAAGACGCGCCAGATCATCGACGAGCATTTTCACACGCCCTTCTTTCAGATGCTTCTCCAGATGACCATGAACAAGGTCACGGCAAGCCCCACTCAGGTCATAGAGATGATGGGCGAGCAGGCGGCCGTCCTCGGAACGAGAATGGGGAACTTCGAGGGCGAGGGCCTGAATCCCATCCATGACCGGGTGTTCGAGATCGAGGCGCGGGCCGGGCGAATGCCGCCGCCGCCTCAAATCCTTCTCGACTCCGGAGGACGCAAGATACCGCAGATCATGTATCAAAACGCCTTGTCTCAGGCTCAGGTGCGGCTGTCAAAGGTCCGCACTATTCAATCCGGCGTGCAGATGGCCGGCCAGATCGCGCAGATCGTCGGCCCCGTCGCCATTGACAAGATTGACGTGGACGAGGTTATGGATGAGATATTCGACGCCGCAGGCTTCCCCGAGAGCTGCATCCGCGACGAGAAACAGGTTCAGCAGATAAGGGAGATCAGGAACAAGAAGCAGGAGCAGATGGAGAAACTTGAGGCGATGAAAGTGGTGCCGAAAGCGGCGGCCGCGATGAGTAAGACGGCGCAGGAAGGAAGCCCGATGAAAGCCCTGATGGGTGACCAGGAAGGAGAGGCGGCAAATGGTTGAGGTCAATGAGCCTACCATCTCCGATAAGTACGCTGCCGTCTTCTCAGGGGGCTTCGGCCGGGAAGTGCTGGCAGACATCCTTATATTTTGTCATTATTGGGATACTCTCGATCCTGAGAATAAGGCGCAGGTAGCGCAACGGAATGTAGGCGTCTGGATAGCGGCGCAAGCAGGGTACACGGATTCTTCTAAGTCGTTGCTCGGTATTGTGAAAGGGCAATAACGCCATAAGGAGTGTAGTCAGAAACGCAAGGGAGGTATAGAACATGGCTCTTGAATTATATCGCAAGGGAATGGACCTTCAGTTGTTCGACGGGACTTTCGTCGGCAACGGTCAGTTTATCAAGGGCGTCTTCAACGCGACGACCGCGGGCTACGGCCTTCAGGTAAACCCTAACCGGACATGGATCGAGCGCGGCAATGCCGACGACGGCGGAAAGGTCATATCAGGGACCGGCGCGGCTTACCTCTACGGTTCCCGGCGCTTGCTCCTGACTGCCGCACAGACGGGCAACAACTCGTTTTATGGCGGATGTGACCGCCTGAGCGTTGCCGGAGATGAAAGCGGCGTCACAGGGGATATGTCCGGGCATTGGGGCATGTTGGAAGTAAAATCGGGCGGGAAAACCAACTCCCTCAGTTCGGCTGTTCGCGCAGACCTCAATATCCAGAGCGGGTCAACAGTGAGCGCGGGCGTAACGGCGGCGATCTCGGTTTCTGCGGAGGCTCTTTCTCCATCAACCCATACAGGGACCATTGCGGTTCTCAATGTTCCTAACCCGCAGGCCGGGACTTTCGACGTCTTTGCGTCCTTCGGCTCGGCAACGGGCGCGTGCGTATCCGCCTCCGGAAGCCTGGGCTCCATCGCTTACAAGATTCCTGTTGTTTGCCCCGACGGGACTACGAGATATATCCCGCTAGGAACGGTGTCGTAAGATGGTCCTCGACAACGAAGAGCAAAGACAGATTATCCTTCACGCCCTCGTCAGTCAACCGATGCAGGGGGATTATGAGGGCATAGTTCAATACCTTGCCAAGTACACCCACGTAGTCGAGGCGGTGAAGGCCGCGACGATAGGAGGGGCAGATGCCGACAAGCCAACAGAGTAAGGGCGGCAAGGCAAGTCCGGCGGCATTGGGCGATGACCCTCGTGAAAGCGGATGGGGCGCTGCTTACAAGGCGGCAAAGGGAAACAGCAAGCGAGTTTATAAGCCCGAAGAACAGGTAAGGGTGTTTTACAAGACGACGTGGAAATGACTGAGATTCGCTGCGTGAAGTGCAAAAGACTGTTGTTGAAAGCGTTCGCCGTGGACGGAGAAATTAAGTGCGGTAAATGCGGCCAGATTAACTATGTCATTATGCACTATGGTCTTGCAGCGTCTTCATCGGCTACTCGGTTCCCTGTTTTTAGTAAGGAAGTTTTAGAGGAAGCACAAAGGCTTGTAAGCCTAGCAAAGAGATAGCTAAGAGCCGTTCGACGGCCTAAGTACCGAGAGCTTTACGAAAGCCGACCAGGGAGAAATCCTTGAGTCGGCTTTTTTATTTCAGCAGAAAGGAGAAAACAGGATGCCAGGAGAATGGGCGGGTCAGTTGGAAGGAGACCTGAAGACGAACGAAGCCTTTACCCAATACGCGACCTTGACGGACTTTGCAAAAGCCCACTTGGAAGCGACGGGGAAGCTTAGTGAGTTTGATGGGAAAGTGAAGGCGCTTGAAGGGGAGGCAGCGACCCTGAAGGCAAACTCAATTCCGAAGCTCCCGGAGAACGCAACCGACGAACAGAAAACCGCTTTTTATCAAGCCCTCGGCCGGCCGGAGAAGGCCGAACAGTACGAATTTCTCGGCAAGGACGGCAAGCCCCTCGACACGCCTTTGACCAAATGGGCGAGAGAAGCCTTCTTTCAGCACGGCCTCAGTAAGACTCAGGCCGCCGCCTTGAACGACGGGTGGAACGCTCAGATGGAACAGATGGTGACGAATTACGAGGCGGGCATTAAGGCCGCGACCGACGAGGCTGCCGTCAAGCTCAAGGCCGAATTGGGCGACAAGTACGACGCATCTATCGAGCTGACGAAACGGCTTTGGAAGACGCACACAAACACGGACTTTGACACGGTGTTCAAGACGGAGAGTGGGCCAAACCGCTACCTGATGGCCCGCGTCATGCTCCATTACGCAAAACTTACGGGAGAGGATGGAAGCCCGCACGGTACGCCTGGAGGACAGACAAAGGCAGAGAAGGGGCAGATCGTTTACAGCAAGACGCCCCCAGTAGGCTCCTTCAGCTAGGGATGGCAGCCTCTTCCTATAAGGAGGAGATATGGCAACAAACGCTTATTACGGATACCCGACGCTCACCGATATAGTGAGCGAATATTCGGGCATGGATGCGGAAACGTATCTGACCATAGCGGAAATTATGAACCGGGCCTGCCCGTTCATAAGGATGCTCCCAATGGTCAAATCAAACCAGATCATGAGCAACATCGGAGCAAGAGACGCCGTCCTTGTGTCGCCGAGCACCAGGCGGTTCAACGAGCCTATCGCACCGACTTCCACGAAGTCCGCGCCGTTCACCGAACCGATAGCCCTCTTTCAGGACTTCGGGGAAGTGGATTGGGACCTTTACCGCATTCAAGGCGATATGGCCCCGAGATGGCGTATGAACCAGGACCGCCGGAAGATCGAGGGTATGACGCAGAAGATGGAGTGGAACCTGTATTATGGTTCACTCTATAACGATCCGGGAAGTTTCAACGGCCTGCTAGCGAGATTCAATAGTCTGACCTATTCGGCTAACGGCGACACAACCTGGGTCAACAGCGGCTATAACGTCCTGTCGAACGGCGGCGGAACCTCGGCCAACACTACCAGCGTTTGGATGCTGGAATTAGGCGAAAACAAGGTCTTCGGCATCTACCCGAAGAACTTGCCCGGCGGTCTCGAATTTGAGGATTACGGGCCGCGTACTAAGGACGTATACGTATCGGCGGGCGTCATCAAGAAAATGCGAATCCTCGAATCGCGCATGACGTGGTTCATGGGCATCCAGATTGACGACGAGAGATGTGTACAGAGGATTTCCAGTTGCGGCACTACCATCGGCGGAACGGGTCAGTTTGACGAAACCCTTCTCATCCAGGCGAAGAACCAGCTTCCCGGTTCCGGGGAAGCGCCCGGCACGGTCATCCTCTGCAACCGGGCAGTCAAGACGCAGATGGATATAAGGGCCATAAGCCTGAAGACAAACACCTACTTCACGCAGAACCAGGACACCGGCGACGTGTGGGGCAGGGGCGTAACGAGATTTCAGGGTATTCCCGTCCTCACGGCGGAAAAGATTCTCAACACCGAAACCGGGTTGAGCTAGGAGGTGGCTTATGCCTATGAGTGATTATCTTGCGTGGATACACGGCAAAGCGGACAGGTCCACGGGTGCGCTCGTTCCTGTCAGGCTTGTCACGGCGGGTACAGCCTACAGTGAAGACCAGTTGGACTTTGGCACGGCTACGGCGGCGACTACCTCGACCGCCGGGACCCCGGGGGTCTCGAACCTTCTGGGCATGTTTTCTAACGGCGCTATCAGGATGGGTCTTCATGTCATCATTACAGAAGCTTACAACAGCCCGATGACGAGCGCGACCATCTTCATCAACACGAGTGCAACCAACGCGCAGACGACCGGCACGGTTCTCACGGAGCGGGCCTTCTCCGTGACGCAGTTAGCCGTCCTGGGCGCCCATTACTTTATCCCGTTGCCTCCGGGCGGGACGCCGAACAGCCCGAACATTCTTGAATTCTTGGCGGCCGGTATCACAGTCGCTGGCGGGACTCCGACCACAGGCTCAGTCGAAATGTGGTTCGGGCCAGACGCGGATGGAGGAATATAAAAGAAAGGAGAACGCAATGGTTGCAGTTTGTGAAAGAGACTGTCACGGTCCGGCGAAGCTCGAAGATATTCCTTTCGGCGCCGGTGAACGGACCAACAGGGGCGATATAGCTAACATGAAGTGGCAGATGTTTGTCAGGGGTCAGGAGTACGACATCGATCTTGAATCCCCGGTAGCCATTCATTTCAGGTTGTCCCCTGAAGACTTTAAGATCGCCCGGAAAGCGCACTTCGCCAGGGTGAAAAAAGCCAAAGAAGACGAAGTGCGCCGAAAAGCTCTAGGTCTTGAAGGGTTCGTGCAGACAGACCCGTTCGGCTTGGGCGGACCGGAAGCCGCAGACACGACCGAAGCGCCGCGAGCCGAAGAGAAACCCGCTCCGGCAAAGAAGAAACGGCCGGTCGTTATCCTGAAGTGCTCCGAATGCGGCAAGGAATGCAAGGGGCCGTTGGCCCTCTTCGGCCACATGAAGAGTCACAAGAAGTAGCAAAGCGGGAGGGGTCGAAAAGCGGCCTCTCCCTTTTTTCCTTGGAGGTCCCATGCAGCCGTCGTCAGTCGGGATTATCAATCTCGGCCTATTGGAGATCGGGGCCGATATCATCGAAGACATAAACGACCTATCGCCGAACGCTAGAAAGATCGCGGCGGTCTATCCCTATCTCCTGAAAGAAGTCCTTCAGGCAAAGGACTGGCGATTTGCAAAGCTCAGGGCAAGTCTCACGCAGACAACCTACACCCCTGACTATGCCTATCAGTGGGCCTACGCCCTTCCATCGAATTTCTTGAGGCTCGTCAAGCCTCATCCCAAAACCGATAGATATGGAAGGACGCGGGGATGGCCAGACAACTGGCTGCCCTACAGATCGGAAGACGCCCCGTTTTGGCCTCCCGGTCATCCCTATATCTTTGAAACCAATCCGGCAGACGGCACGCTCTGCCTGTTGACCAATTATCCTGAGTACCTGACTCCTTCTTCTTCGGGCGCAATTGATCTAAGCTCGTACAACATCCCGTCGCCCTGCATAAACTACATCCAATGGATCGAAGACCCGACGAAGTTCACGCCCGCCTTCACAAATGCCCTTGCAAAAAGAATAGCGGCCGCAGTCGCCGTCTCCATCACCGAGGACAAGGCGAAATGGCAGGCCAAGGCGCTTGAATACAAAGAGGCCCTTACCTCGGCTGAGGCCGTGAATGAAAGCCTGGACTGGCAGGAAGACGAAGCCGGAGGCGACGAATGGGTTATGGCGGGCAGAAGGGGCTACGGGTACTAGATGCCTAAGTCATCGATACCATTGAATAATTTCAACACGGGGGAAGTGAGTCCCCTAATCGAAGCCCGATTCGACATCTCCAAATATGCCGCAGCCTGCAAGACGCTTGAGAATGCCTTTCCTCTAGTAGAGGGCGGCGTAAAGAAGATGCCGGGAACCTATTGCGGCGGGACTACGAAGTTAGGGGCGGCCAGTCATGCCCGCCTTGTTCCTTGGGAGTTCGGCACAAATCAATGCATCGTCCTTGAGTTCGGCGTCGGCTATATCCGTTTTTGGAATCCAATCACCGGCGGCCTCATCATCAACGGTGTCTCAACTATAAACCCTTATGTCCCCGGAACTTCTTACGCGATAGGGGCCTACGTCACTATCGGGGCTTACGAGCCCTTCTCGTGGAGCTCGAAGACCCTTAACCTCGTTGCTCCCTACGGGCAGAAGAACGCCGAGAACGCACCCATCACGATAGGCGTCAATACCTCGGATAACCTTGTTCTGACCATAACCGGCGTCACGCCGAACCAGGGGATGCAGATTCTTCTCGCAAATACCACGCCGGCAAAGAACAGCGCGGCAGCTATCCAAGCAGCCTTGATCGCCCTGGCGTACCTGAACAGTCCTTCTTACAACTATGTCGATCTTACCCAATGGGTAGTGGACACAAGCTCGGCCTATAACGCTTCGCCGCCGATCACCGTTCCGAACATTTTTTTTACCACCATGTCGCATGTTGCCCAGGCGTATGTGGCGGCAACGGCAAATCAATACGAGCTTCCTCCCCTTTTTCCCGCAGCCTGGACGATTTACAACACCAGCGCCGAGATCGTTCAAGTCGCCACGCCCTACCAAGAGGCCGATCTTTTCTCCCTTGACGTGAGTTCTCAGAGCGCCGACATCCTCTATATCTTTCATGATCTTTACCCCCCGATGCAGCTTGAAAGATACTCCGATGTGCATTGGACGCTTACCCCGCTTGCCTGCCGAGGCACTTCCAAGGTCACGCAGACCAACTTTGCCGGCATAGGGAAACCTATCTCTAATGTTACTTCTGCCAATCCCTGCGTCGTCACCGTCCCGAACAGCGGTTTTGCCAACGGCAATAGGATTTACATAAACGAGATCGCGGGGACCGTCGAACTGAATGAGGGCGAGTATATCGTAGCCAACCTCACAACGACTGCGAATGGCGACACCTTCAATCTTTACGCTATTCAGGGTAACGAACCGATTTCGGGGACACCCGGCGCGGTCACTTCATCGCAGATTTCCAATCCCGGCACCGCCTATAACGCCAGCAAAACGGGTTCTACGCCCTCCAATTATATAGTGGGGCCTGCAACTTGTTCGGGCGGCCACGGAAGCGGACTCGCCATAAGCATCTTGACGACCGTGAATACCCCCGCAGGAAGCATCACCATAAGCTCATACGGCGGCACGACTGTCGTCTCATGGCCCGCAAGCAGCGTCATTGGCACCTACAAGGTAACGAACGCCGGCCAGGGTTATCAGGTGGGAGACATTATCAACATCGAGCAGACGGGCGGGATCGTCGGCGCGACCTTACAAATTACCGGCGTCAACTCGCCATTGGGTCCGCTCATCAATTCCGCCGGATTTATAGCTTACGAGGGCGGCGGTTTTGCTGTCCAGGTCATCCCGCTATTTGCGGCGGTAGGGAATTACCCCGCTTGCGGCGCCTTCTTCCAGCAGCGCCTGTGTCTCGCCGGGTCCGACAACAATCCGCAGGAAATGAACGGCAGCGTCCAGAGCGACTACCCGGACTTCATCTGC